TTTTTATTAGAACTGACCAAGTACTTGATAATAAGTTTTCTGATTATGCTGTTAGATTTAATAATGGTAAAGCAGATATGGTAGTACCTTGTAGTACAACAGCAGGTGACTTTTATGTATTTAATCCTTTAACTGTAGGGGGTATTACTGGTACAGCTATAACTTGTGAACAACAAGTAATAGGTTCTCATACTTTTGTAACTAGTGCTAATTGGAAATCTTTGTGGTTAGGTGCTCCTTATTTTATGCAAACTAGTCCTATAAAAATATATAGAGATGGTAATAAAGATAGAAATATTGATACTGCTATTATTACTACTGGATTATATGGTATGAATTGGCATAAAGGAGGATTTGGTTCTTGGGTTGATAATTGGAGTGCAGGATGTAATGTTGTTCCTGATAAATATTGGTTTGAAATGATTAAAATTTTTACTAATAAACAACTTTGTAACCTTACACTATTTAAAATATAATGCTTGGTGGACTACTTGATGAAGACGAAAGAAAATACTTATTAAATAAATATTATACCGAAGGTCATATTTTTACTCCATTAAGAATGACAAATGGAATTTGGATATTACCTTTGTATCAGATTTATTACAATGAAAACATAGACTGTTGGTGGGTCAAATATTTACCTATAATTGAATACAAATAAATAAAAATCTCCACAAAATGAAACATTTATTCTTACAAATTTCAGAAACTAATGCTATATCAAATTTAGTTAATTATGGTGTTCTTGGTATTTTTGCTATAATTATGATTGCAATTATTTATTTTATGGGAAAACAATTTTTTGCACTTCATAAGAAAAATGAAACTAGACTTAAAGAAATAGAAGACCAGTTATTAAAATATGTTGCAGAAGATAGAACTACATTATTAGAAACAGTTAATTCTAATAATCATGTTATAGAAAATAATACTGCATTAATGAAAAAACTTCTTAATTTAGTTGAAAGATTAGAAAAGAATAATTAAGATTAAATTGAAACTCTCAATAAAAATTAAGATATTTGTTACTCAAACAAATATCTTTTTTATGTTAAAGTTACAAGAAGTTCAAGAAATTATTAACAATGCATTTTTAGATTTAGAATTTGAAGAAGGAAGACATTTGTATAAAGTAAATAATAAGATACTTAACTCAGTATCTTCAATGATTAAGAAACACGTTCATGAATTTAAAGAAGTAGAAGTAGCTGCAAATGTTGCAAGAAAGAAAAATGTAAAAACAAATACTATACTAAAACAATGGGAAGATAAAAGAGAATACTCTACAACTAAAGGAACTAGAGTACATTTGTTTAATGAAAATTATATTGAAGACAATAGTATTGAACCATCTTGTAAACAAGAACTTGCAGGTAAGCAATTTATAAATGATTATATTTTATCTAATGATTATAGTGTAATAGCTACTGAATTAAAAATGTATTCATTAGAATATGAGTATGCAGGAACTGCTGATTTGTTGTTATGGAATAATAAAGAAAATCATTTAGTAATAGCTGACTATAAAACTAATATTGATTTAGATAAACAGTATGGTAATTTGTTATATCCTTTTGAATATACTCCCAATACACCTTATTGTAAATATCAAATTCAATTATCTTATTATCAAATCCTGTTAGAACAATTAGGATTAGAACCAAAAGAAAGAATTGTAATTTGGTTAAAAGAGAATGGTACTTATGAAGTAAGAAAATGTAATGACTTTACAATTCAATTAAAAGAATTCTTAACATCATAATTAATAACTTAAGATGACTATTAAAGAAATTATACAACGAATACAAGCTTTATATTCTAAAGGTGTAAAGTCTGATGATAGTAGATTAAATTCAAGACATATATATAGTAAGCTTAAAACTATAAGAGGAAGATTACTTTATGAAAGAGTAAACAAAAAACAATTTATAGCAAACATTAACTATCAAGTATTGCCTTGTGTTGAACTTGTTGTAGCACCAATAACTGAATGTCCTTGTATTCCTCCACTAGGATGTTGTATTTATAAAACTAAATATCCACTTCCAAAACCATTGTCAGGAATGAATGGGCACATTATTAAAAGTGTTACCTCTTTAGATGGCAATATAGTATTTTCTGAATTAACTTGGCAAGATAAAAAATATAAACAGTTTGATAAATATACTTCTCAAAAACCTGATTACTTTATATCAGGTGAGTATCTTTATGTTACTGCTAAAAATGATACTGAAGTAATAAGAATAGAAATATTATTAGAAGACCCAGTTGAAGGGTACAATTATCCAATGTATTGTCCTACAGTAGATGATTGTTTAACAGTATTTGATAGAGAGTTTCACTTAGATAATTCTATGATAGATGCTGCAATAGAATTAAGTGTACAAGAATTAATAGCAATATTTAATCAAAGTCAAGAAGATTCATCTAATAACAGTAAGGATAACCCAGAACAGACAACTAAGTAATATGAGTAAAGGAAAAATATTAGAATCAATACAAACAGCATACAAAAATTATTTTAAAAAATCAGAATTTAAAAGAAAACTTACTAAACCTGAATACCTTAAACTGTTAAATGGATTTAATGATTATATAATGGAATGTGTATTAAAAGGTGAAACAGTTTATTTACCAGGTAAATTAGGAGTTGTACAAGTAGTAGGTAAAAAGAAAAATATTAAAGTAACAGAAAAAGGAATATCAGGATTATCTATAGATTGGATTGAAACTAAAAAACTATGGAAATCTTGTGAAGAATGTAAGCAACAAGAAAAAAAAATATATAATTTTAATGAGCATAGTGATGGTGTAGGATATAGATTTATGTGGTCAAGAACAGCAGTAACTTTAGGTAATAAATATTTTTATACTTATTGTCCTAATAGAAATAGTAAAAGAGAATTGGCTAAAAGAATAAGAGAGGGAACTGAATATCTTATACTTGAAGGAAGAGATGCTTTACATACTAAATCATTAAAGGCTTTAAAAGACCGCAAATTATGAGTAATGAAGTTACACCTTATGTTTCAGTAAATAGGATTCTTGGAAAACTTAGAAGAGATTTTGGTTCTCTTGAAAATGTAAATGAATCTGATGTTATTGAATGGGCAGCAGAAGCTTTACAAGCTATTGGTGCTATTACACTTTATGAAGAAGCAGTAGCATTTATAGAAGTTAAAGACCATCAATGTCAATTACCTAATGGACTACATGCTATTATTCAAATAGCAAGAAACATTTGTTGGGATGATAAAAAACAATGTGGATTATGTCCATCAGATGTAATAGCTGCTGCAGATGCAACTGCTACTTCTGATATACCTGCTGATATTCCTGTTGCTATTGATTGTAATGGAATGCCAATAGATGGGTATGATTTAGCATACTATAGACCTTACTTTGACTTAAGAAGTGAATCAGGTTATTACTCTTCATCATATCTTTTTAATAATTGTTTTTCTACTGTAAGATTAAGTAATCACTCATTCTTTAATTCTATTGTATGTAATCATCCTGAACAAGCTAAATTGTATAGTGAACACATTGGTATGTTTGATGAGTACACAATTATCAATGGAGATACTCTTAGGTTTTCATTTGAGAAAACTCAAATAGTATTAAGTTATGTAAGACAACAAGTAGATGAACAAGGTTATCCAATGATACCTGACCACTATGCTTATACTACTGCTATTACTAAATATGTAGTAATGAAGTTAATGGAAAGAGAGTTTTATGCTAATAGAGAAGGTTCAGTAGGTAAATTACAAAAAGCAGAACAAGATTGGCAATGGTATTGTAAACAAGCTCGTAATAGAGCTATGATGCCTAAAGGTGTTGACCAATGGCAAAATATTCTTGAACAAAGAAATTATATGTTACCTCGTATTAACAGATACTATGGTTTCTTTGGTAAAATGTCAAGACCTGAATCTCGTAAGTTTAATGACCCTGACTTTAGAAATTATTTTAGAGGATATCACAACTCATATATCTAATGGATAAAAATGTAAACAGACCAAATAAAGGTATGATGCAGGATGTTAATCCTGTTGACCAACCTAAAGAATCTTATAGATATGCATTGAATGCTGTTAATGAAACCAATGAAGGTAACAGAACAATGCTATCTAATGAAAAAGGAAATGAGGAATGTTACACTCTTCCTAATGGATATTATAGAATAGGTAAAGTTTATACTAAAGATAATGAGATAGTTATCTTTAGTACTAATGGAACTAATAGTGAAATAGGTACAGTAAAAAATTGTGAATATACTTCTGTAGTAAATTCTGAATGTTTAGGATTTAGTATTGAATATCAAATAGATGCAACATATAGATTAAGGAGAGGCTGTGAAACAGTAGTGTACTTTACTGACAATCTTAATTCTGTAAGACAAATTAATTTTGCTAAATTAGAAGATTACTATAGTGATGCTTATATAACTTATCTTGAATCTCCTATACCTCTTCCACCATTTACAGGTGAGAAATGGAATTGTGTTAAATTTAATTTGATTCAAGATTTTAAAATACCATGTTTTTCTGAAGCTGAAATAATTAATGGTGGTCAATTAGAAGCAGGCTCATATAACTTCTCTATTCAATTACTTAATGAGGATGGTAATCCTACTAATTGGATTGTAACTTCAAGACCTATTAATATTTATCATGATAGTATATACTCTGCATATCAATTTATTGATGGTTCATCTCAATTAGAATATGATGGATTAGCTGGGTCACCTGCACCTACTAATAAAGCTATTCAACTTAATCTTTCTAATTTAGATAATAACTTTAGCTATTATAGAATAGCAGTAATGAAAGCAAGTCAATTTACAGGAATAGTAAATAAGACTGTTGTATCCCCTAATATACCCATAAGTCAAACTACATTTGTATATGATGGAGGGTTAAATGGTTATACAGAAATTTCTGCTGAAGAAATTAAACCAGGTAAAATTGATATTGAAGTTGCTAGACATATAGAACAATTAGAAAATAAATTATTACTTGCTAATACAAAAGGTAAACAAGTAAACTTTTGTGGATTTCAAAAATATGCATCTAAAATACATTCTCGTTATATTGTAAAAGAAGTAGGTGATAAAGATATTAGTGAAGTAGGTAATCCCAAAAATCCTTTATCTCCATTTGAGTGTATAGGATTTATGGGTGGCGAAGTATATGCTATGGGTATAGTATATGTATTTGCTGATGGATTTGAATCCCCTGCTTATCATATTCCTGGACCACCTAAAAATCAAAGATGGGATTGGAATACAAATTCTTGTGAACCTACAGATGATGATTCAGTTATAGAAGATTGGAATCATGATATAGAACATATTGTTCCAATATCATTAGAAACTGCATATAATGATGATTTAATTCCCAAAGTAGAAAAATGGAGAGTATATGAAACTGCATATAAATATAATCCTTCTGATTTAGAAGGTCAAATGGCATATTGGGAATGTAGTCAATCTAACTATGAAGATATAGATTCTTGTGCATCAGGAGATTATTGGGGAGAAGATATATGTGGTAATCCAATTGTAAATACACCTATAAGACATCATAGATTCCCATCAAGAGGATTAGAAACTCATGTAGATAATGATAACTCATTAAATACATTTTATAGTCTTACTGTGACTGTTACTTTAAATGAAGGGTTTGTATGGCCTACACCTGGTTTACCTTTATATTTAACTGTTGATTATAAATACAATATTCCTCCTTTAACTCCTCAAACTCCTGTAACTCAAACTATTAATGAAGATGATTTAACTAATGGTGTTTTTACATTTACAGTAGATACTCAACCATCATCTGATGGAATTGATGTATTTACCATAACTAGTTATTCAAATACATTAACTACTTATACTGCTGAATTTACAATTACACATTCAGTAGATTTTGCTTATAATAATTATATAAATAGTAGTACACTTAGACTTTTAGGAATTAAATTTACTAATGTAGAATATCCACATCCTGATATTATAGGTCATTATTTTGTTAGAGCTGAAAGAGATGATTTTAATAGAACTATACTTGATGCAGGTATAGCAGGTAGAGCAAGATATACTGATGCTAAATTTCAATATCTTACATTTTCTTATTTTACAAAAGGTAATGATGCTGATGATGGACATTCATATTTATTAAATCCTAAATTTCAATATCAAAATAATTTGCTTATTCCTGAATATTTAAAACTTGAAAGAGAATTTAATTATGATAAAACAAATTTAGGAAGTAAAAAATTTGATGGAGCAGGGTCTATGTTTGTAGATGTTGACCCACTTATAGAAAGAAGAACTCAAGTATACAAAGGAACATTTACAACTAATAGTGATAGGAATTTTGCAAAGTTAAAAATACTTTCATCAAATGCTTTGTCATATGATGATAACTATGAAACAGGATATAGGCAATATAATGTATCTTGGTCTAACAGAGTGCAAATGATTAAGTTAGGTCAAAATCTTCCTAAAAGAGATGATTTAAATAATAGACATATTCCTTATGTAACTTTAAGAGTAGAAAGAGATGTGCATTGTAATCTT